ATGTTGCGAAATGTTGAATACGTTCGTTTACTTGAGAAAAGTCGTAGGCGACGACCTGTAAGAATTTTAGCTCCAGCGTATTTGATTTTGAATGACGATAATCATCGAGAAAATTTAGTGGTATTTCTTCGGGATTTGGAAAGAGAGTTGAAGTCTGGATTTAAGGTAATAATTGATTTTTCGCCGACAATTAAGCTGCATCCTTGTGGGACACTTTATCTTATTGCTAATTTAGATGAGTTTTTGGCGGAGTACCCGGGTTCATTGAGTTGCAAACTGCCTAAAGATAATGTCGTTGAGCAATTATTTCAACACGTCGGATTGCTCTCTAAGTTGGGCAGAGCTTCGCGATTAGCCGTTACTGCTTCTAATGTGGTTAATTGGCATTATGCTACAGGATCTGATGCTACCACGAATACTTTTAAAGCGCTCCTAATGCAGCATGGGGATGCAATGGGCGGGATTTTAATTCGCTCAAATTTATATGATTGTATGAGTGAAGCCGTTACTAATACAAAGAAACATGCTTATCCGAAAGCAATTGGGAGTTTAAATAATTGGTGGATGTTTTCCCAGGCTAGTGGAGATATTCTTCAAGTGGCGATTTGTGATCTGGGAATTGGTATTCCTCGTTCCTTGTTGGAAAAGCCAGAAATGAAGGATTATTTCAGAAAACTCTTTATGATTGGTCGCCAGTCCAGTCATGATAAAACATTAATTAAGATAGCTAGTAGTACAAATCGCTCTAGTACGGGTCTCGAATATCGGGGAAAAGGTTTGCCTCAAATGCTTGACTTTATTAAAAATCAAGATAATGGTGGATTTCGAGCACAGAGCGGATCGGGGAGCTATACTTATAATGCCTTCTCGAAGAGACAAAAAGAAGTTACTCATAAACAATCTATTAAAGGCACCTTGGTACAATGGACATTGAAGTTAAAATCCTAATGAGGGGTTTTGGATTATGAAAAAATTATCTGTCGCAACTGAGTTTTCTGAGTTTCCAGCTGGACGTGTGCCGGATGACGGCCCAAATTCCGGAGAGAGATTTAGAGAAGAGAAGTTGTTGCCTCTTCTTAATGGTTCTGGGGATAGAATCGAAATAAATCTCGATGAAACTATGGGTTATGGGTCTTCTTTTTTGGAGGAGGCTTTTGCTGGACTATTGCGAAATAACGGAAAAACCGAGAGGGAATTAAGGGATCGTTTGGTTTTTGTTGATTCGCGAATAATTTATGAGCTAATGATTTGGGATTATATTGCAGAGGAGCAGGCCCGTGCCCGGTGAATGTAATCCAACTTACTTAGAAGTCATAAGGATAATATTGCCATCTATCATGGTGGTTATTGGCTGGATTGTTGTTTATAGGTTGCAGAGAAAATCAAATTTCAAGCAGGATGCTCGGAAAGATTTGCGAGCAAGATTAGATAAGTTGGACTCTGACCTGAAAAGCCTTCGGGATTTTTGTATTGAATATTATACTGATGAAAAGAAGGGTTTTGAAGTTTCTACCCAAGTAAAGGTAGTTGTGGAGGATATTCGGCGACAATCATACATTCTTTCAAATAATTTCTTAAAAGATGTTGAGAAACCTAAGATGGGAACTTACTTAAAGAATTTGCATAAGGCAGCGACTGGAGGAACATTTGAATCAAAGGTTAGGTTGCCTTTGGATTCAAATGATTTGCAATTAAATTCTTTGTTTATTAGTTCTGCTCAGCTGCTAAATTTGTTTGAAGATGGTTTCTTTCGTACGTATCCTCCACTAGTGGAAAAATAACTATGAACGTTATCTCGTGGGAAGAACAGCTTGCCCTATACGTCGATATACTTTTTCGGTAATTGTTTTTTCGCTGTGCCCAAGCAATGAACTGGCAGCTGATAGATCCACGATGTCGCTTGCAGACCTAGCTCGAATGTCTCTAAACTGAAATGCCTTGATGCGGCTGGCCAGCTCCTCGTCGCCAGCCTTTAGCGCAAGTTCCGCTGCAGCTTTCCGGGCGCCATCGAAGCGCAGGCGCAAATGCCACTTCTTGACCTGGCAACCATTCGGCAGCGCGACGATGAAGGTGGTGCGCGGCCGGTGCGGGCGTGCGTGGATGCGCTCGATGACCTTCGCCAGTTCGGACTTGATGCCGTCGTGCTCGAGTACGATGCGCAGCAGCTTGTTGCTCTTGCCCTGGCGCACCTGCAACGCCCCATCCTTCAAATCGCCGTCGCGCATCTTGAGCACATCTGCAGGCCGCTGGCCGGTCAGGTAGTTCAGGTCCATGGCGTCCTGCAGCTCTTCACAGCCTGCGTTCCGTACCGCATCCCACACAGCCTTGTCGGCATAGAAGTCGCGCGGCACCTCCTTATTTTTGCGCACGCCCCGGCATGGGTTCTCACGCTTGGTGTAGCCCCACTCCCTTGCCATATTGAACACATGCGACAGCAGCGCGATTTCGCGGTTGGCGCGCACCTTGGCGCTGCGCGCATCGCGGTAGCGGGCAATGTCCTGCGGCGTGATGGCATCGATGGGCGCGCTGTCGAAGACCGGGCGCAGCTGGCTCAACGAGCTGGAGTTCTCGCGTTGCGTGCTTGGCGCCTTGCCCGGCAGGATGTCGCGGACGTACTGCGCAAACACGTATTCCATCAGTGTAGCGTCGGTCGGGACTGGCTTGCACTCATATTCCGCCCACAGGCGCTTGGCCTCGACCAGATCCGTACCCAGTGGGTATTCCTTCCGGTTCCCGACGTCGTCCCGGCCATTGTAGTAATAGCCGGTCCATGTTTCGCCCGATTTCAGCTTGCGCACGCGGCGCAGCATGCGCGGTGGAAGTTTGTAGCCAGTGCTCTTAGGTCGCATTGTTCTCTTTCTATTAACGTACTTTGGACAGGTCCGGCGCCCAGGCCGGCGTGCTCACCAGGCTGGCGGGATTGATGCCGCTCAAGCGCAACCTGGCGTACAGGCGCCCGATGATGGGCGCGCCGGCGCGGTTCTTGATGAAGGTCCAGCCGTTTTGCTGCAGCCATTTGATCTGATCCACCTTCCGGCAGCAGCCGGAAATGGTTTCCAGTTCTTCCGCAGTCAGGGTTTCGGACTGGATGGAATTATCAAAAAGATTATTCATTGGATGCCGCTTTCGTTATAGCGGGGCTGCATGCCTTGCATTTTTCCGTGGCCAGGACGAACGCTTCTGCCTCCGTGTATAGCGGAACTTCGGTGCCAGGCTTGCGATAGTCGCGCAGCCGACAGAATTGCTTGTAGTTCGCTTCCTCGGTGAGGGCGGTTATTGAGCGTTCCGCTCTCATGCTGGGCACCCGACAGGCGCGACAGCCTTCTTGGCCGCTTCGATGGCGCCCAGCGGCACCGCCCGGAACATGCCCGCCCACTGGTGATCCAGCTCCACCCACGCATGCAGCTCGCCGTTGCCCACGTCGCGGCGCAGGTCGTTGACGGTGCCGGCCTGGTAGCCTTCGTCGGTATCGAATGTCACGCGGTCGCCCAGGGCGACTTGCCGCGGTGAATCGGTCAGGGTGGTCAGCATTGCGGTGCTCCTTTCAGTTTGGCGGTAACGCCGCATACGCCGAAGCGGTCGATGGCGGCGTCGATCACGTCGCCGCTGGATGCGGCAATCTCAATAAATTCAAAGCGTTCTGTTTGCGTGCGAACGATCACGGCATAGGTGCTCACGTGCCATTTCCTTTATGGGGTGGGTTGTCGGGGACGATCAGCCGGGGATATGGGCAGGCGTTGACGGCCGCCCAAGCGGCAATCAGCGCAGTTTTTGCCTCGGCGGGCAGGTCAGGCGCGGGCGCCGCCGGCGGCGTGGCCGGGGCAGGACGGTCGGGGTGCGTACAGTTATTTACACGAGTCCGAGGAACGGCAACCCCAACAGCCACCCCGCGCCCGCCTGTGGCTTGTACGGGCGTCCACGTATGGCGCACAGACTTGAAGACCACGCCGATCAGGTCGCTGCAGCGCACGCCGTACGGCGTGGTGCGCAGCGTTTCACCGTAGCGGCCGATGACAGTCTTTTCGTCCTTGGCCAGCGTGACGACCAGTTCCTTGCGCGGCACCAGGGCGCCGCCCTGGGCGCGCAGGTATTCGGCCCAGCAGGCGCGCTTTTCGCCGTCGATCTTTTGCACGGCATCCCAGGCGCGGCGCATGGCGGCCGGGGCTTCGTTGAGCATGCTTTCCTCGATGCGGCGCAGTTCTCGCCACACGGTGACGGGTGCGCCGCCCCATTGCTGGAATTGACGGATGCCCCAGCATGCGGCCCAGGACTCTACGCGCGCCGATGGCGTCAGCTCGACATCGCCTTCGGTATCGGCCGTGACGACGTAGCCTTCTTTCGTCTTGTGTTCGGCCACGCCATCGATGTTCTTGGCCACGTATTTGGCGATGTAGCCGGCGGCGCTGCCCTTGGCCCAGTCGATGCGTTTCACGTCCAGGCGGCGCGCGAAGGCGCCCGGTTCGCCACGATCCACGCGCCAGGCGTAGCGCTTCATGATGCGGATGGCGCGGCCGGCCACGTCCTGCAGGTGAGCCGTCTTGTATTTCGCGGTGGGGCGCACGAACAGCAGCAAATGCCAGTGCGGACAGCCATCGTGATGCGGCTCGGCGATACGGAAGCCGTACAGACCGATGCCACGGCGCGCCAGCGCGGAGCGGCACAGCGACGTCATCTTGCCCAGGTAGGCATTCGCCTCGCGCGGAGTAGAGCCGTCGAACTTGTCGTTTGGCTTGCCGCTGTGCTGCATGGCATGAAAGCGCGATGGGCACGTCCAGGTGATGAAAATGCCCTGGTCGCCGCACTCGCGGGCGATTTGCTCGAAGCCGTTGATGCGCAACATCAGTTCGCCACGCCGGATGGCCTTGTTGGCCGTCGTTTTCTCGGCCAGCTCGGCGATGCTAAATTGCTGGCCGTTCTCGTTCTGCACCAAGGTGGCCGCCAGCGCTGCCGCGTTGCGGCGGTTTTGCGCCAGGCGCGACAGCACGGCATCATTGCTGGCGTACGGTTCGCCGCGATAGTTCACGTAGCCCAGGCGGATATTGCCCGCTTCAAATGCGCGCTTGACGCGCTTGCGCAACTGGCGGCGCCACCAGCGGGCGTCCACCAGGCGGGCGATGGTGTCGGCCAGCGCGTCGAACTCGGGTAGCTCGATGCCATACGCGGTGCATTCGTCTTCCATGATCTGCAGGGCGTGCGTGTCCGACACGGCCATCCACAGCATTTTGGTCACGCCCGCCGCCGCGCGCTCAGCGGTGGCCACGATGTCGGCGTCGCTCTGCGACAGATCGACGCCGGCCGGCACGTACTGCTCGGCGAACTCGCGCACAAAGCTGGTGGCGATGGACTCATAAATTTTGTACCAGGATGACCAGGCCATCTTGGCCATGGCCGCCGTGATGACACGGTTGCGCCATTTGAACGGGATGCGGGCCAGCTCGGGCGCGAACTGGGCGGATCGCAAGAAGGCTTCGTGACGCTGGGCGTCAGGCAGCAGGATTTGTTTAGATTGCATTCAACAGTCTTTCGTACACACGGATAGCGGCAGAGGTGGCGGCGCGCAGCTCGATGCGCTCTTCTTCGGTAAATGAGTGGATGGGCGATTCCCAGCGGTCGGCGTCCATGCCGGCGGCGATCAGCACGGAGCGGCGCGCGCCACGCGGCGACAATCCCCAGGCCTGGGCCATGAAGGGCGCCAGGTTGCGCGGCTTGATGCTGCGTAGCTGGGCCTTGGCTTCGGCGATGGCGGCCAGCGCATGCCCGGCGCCCGGTGGCGTCGGCATGTCCTTGTCGCGTGCGGCCAGGATTTCGGCGGCAGGCTGGAAGGACAGGTGATTGTCGATAAGGGACGCCGGCATGGTTCAGTCCTTGATGGCGCCGATGGCCCGCAGCACGCCGGGGGTAATGATGATCAGGAGCGACAGCAGCCAGATGCCGCAGGTTTTGGCCAGGCGCAGCATCAGCGTGCCCCTGCCTTGAGAAATTGTTCTGCCCAATACGGGAGCGTGTGCGATGCGCCGCAGCAGTGGCGGGAACCGGCTTCGTTGGCGAAAATGTAGTTCACCTCGATGGGCAGCTTGCCGACCAGGGCGCGCTGCTTGGCTGGCGCGAAAAAGCCGTCACGCTCCAGTTCCTGCGCATCGCTGACGATGAAGGTCAGATTGGCAGCGCCGTAGGCGTAATAGGTCTTTGCAATCTCATGGATGTGGGCGGTCAGCGCCGCGATGCCGATGCCCGCGCTGGCTTGCAGCAGAAAACACGTTGGCGCCACGGGGACAATACAATTTTGCAAGGTCGGGCGGATCGTGCTTGATGCCATGGACTTGTTGGCATGACTGGTGGCGTGCAGCGTGTTTTCCATCGGTTTTCCTTATTTCAGGTTGAACGAATCCCGCACGCTCAAAAGGGAGCGCAGCAGGGCACAGCAAAAGAGGGGAGTTACAGCGGCCGGGCTACGGCGGCGCGAGGATCGAGATAGTCATCAGCAGCCCGCAGTCAGGTCCAGGGCCAGCTGGCTGGTGGCTGCCGCGCGCGCATGCTGGGACATCGGGATGCGGATATCCGGCTTGGGCATGGCGGACAGCGAGAGGGTGCGCAGTACTTCCAGGCCTGCCACGAAGGAGTGACCGCAGTCAGGGTTCTGGCACATGTAGGTGATTTCCTTGAACATGGCGGACATCGTGCGGCTTTTGACGGCGCGGACGGTGTATTCGCAATGCGGGCAGGGCAGGCCGATGACTCTCATTTCAGCTTTCTTTCCACTTGGTACAGGGCGCGACCGCGACCTGTCATGTTTTTCGACTGTATGCGTAAGCGCGACTTGACGAGCCATTCAGCCGCCTGGTCAATACTTGCCAGCCCCTGGCGTTGGCGCACGAGTTCCAGCACCGCGCGCTCTTCGTCATTGAGGTTAATTTGATGGTCTGGCATTTTCTGTAACTTTAGAGTTGCTCAAAAGTGACTCGGTTTAAGCGCTGCGTCGCTGTACGCTGTCGATAGTGGCGTCATCCAAGGCGATCACGGCCAGGGCTTCACGCATCACGATCTGGCGCACCAGCACCGCAAGCTCTTCGCCTTGGTAATTGGCGATCGAGGAAACAAGCTGGTGCTCGTAATCGTCCAGGCGCAGCATGACGCGGTGGCTGCGGATACGTTTTGCATCGGGGTACATGACGTTGTCCTTAGTGGGTGGGTTTGGAGGCGAGTTCGCGCTTGTAATCGGCAAGGCCGCGCAGGATCAGGAAGCGGAGGAACCAGGCACGGGAACGTTCAAGTTTCTCTGCGTAGCCTTCGACTTCGGCTACCTCATCAGATGTCAGACGTACGCCAAGGGGCTTGGTAGTAACGCCCTTGGCTGTACGCCTCGCTATGGATACGTTTTTCATAATGTTATGATGTGTAATCGCTACAGGATGGCGTAACTATAGTATGTCAAAACATACTTGTCAACGTATATGTATGGATAAAAATATTTTTGGTGATAGATTAAGGCAGGAGCGAACACGCTTGGGTCTTACACAAGAAGCGTTCGCGGCAATTGGTGGCGTGAAAAAACTCGCACAGATTAACTATGAACAAGGAAAGACGTTACCCGATGCTGGCTACATGGTTGCGCTGGCAGGTATTGGCGTCGACTTGTCTTATGTGATGCTCGGCGTACCGGCCAGTAACGCTTTGACTGACGACGAGAACGAGTTGTTAGCGGGATATCGACGGTTAGATTTGCGGGGAAAGGCTCGTGTGCTTGGTGTTGTGGAAGGAATTGGAGAGCCGGCAGTTACGGCGCCCTCCAGAACAGTCGAACGCAATACACAAATGGTTTTCCATGGCAAAGTAGGCCAGCAAATTCATGGGGATATCACGGCTCCCCAAACGATCAACGTTGGTCGCAAAAAAAAATCACCTACGTAAAGCGCGGCAGAAAGATAGGCTATCGTTGGTAAGGGCTGCAATTGGATGGAAAGTTGCGGCTCTCGCCCCTTTGCTTTTTGTGTGCTGCTGGCCGCAGCATAAATGCGAAACGATGACTTTCATGGTTGATGGTATTGTCAATAATTCATGCTATTTTGATGGTAAGGCATACACTGTTGGTGTTGTTATCGAAACGGCCCAAGGTATTAAGTGCGAGTGCGCAAACGTTTCAAATAAATTTCCGATTTGGATAGATAGGAATTTGAGTTAGATGAAAGAACTTTGAAATTTAATTCATTAAAAATTAGAAAATAAATGAATTCCCCTACATATTGCAATAAATTTATTACGGGATGATATATGTTAGATGCACAGAAAACTTTTAATGCATTGATTAGAGAAGCAACTTTCACAAAAGAAGTTTTGGGAGCCGGTGCGACTCAGATTAGAGTGGCCAACTATTCAACGCCTGGAGTTTATGCGCAAGCATTTTCTGCTTTATCAGTCGGGTTTGAAAGGATCGGAAAGCTCTGTTTGATGTTGGATTACTATATCGATAATAATGGAAAGTTTCCTGAATTCTCCTACTTAAAAAAAGAAATAGGTCACAAATTGGAAGTGCTTCTCAGTGGTTCGACTGAAATCATCGTGCGGAGAAAAATAAAGTTGGAATTTTTAGATGATCTTAATCATCCCCTTCACCAGGCGATTTCACAGGTGCTGCACGATTACGCCGAAGGTGATCGTTACACAAACATAAATATATTGACCAATGGGAAAATGCAAAACGATCCGATTGCTGCTTGGTCAAAAACTGTCGATGATTATATTTATAATAATTTAATTGGGGAGAAGCGTAAAATAACCATTCGAAATAATGCGACATTAGCTCATGCGATGGTTTCTGAATTTAGTGTTGTTCGTCATAATTCTGAAACGGGAGAAAACATTAGCAGCTATTTTGATGCAAGTTTTTTGACGGGGAAGTATAAAGCTGTTTCTCCATATCGACAATTGTACGTATTGCAAATGATTAGGTATTGGACTGAGCTTCTATGGGAGCTTGGCAGGATCGCTCAATCGTTAGGTCGAGAGGAAATTCCTTATTTTGGTGATATTTTTGGCGGATTTTACAATTCGGATAATTTCTTTAAATCAAGAAAAAGATGGATTTTTTAATATCATGATGTTTTATTGTAATATTTAAATTCTTTGATAAATATAATTTTTATTTGTTTTGTTGATTTTTTATGAAAATTCCGAATTGGTTGAAAATAGTATGGTGGTTAATACTTTCTGGTGGATTAACTTTATTTCTTTATGCTAGATTGCCTGATTTGCTTACGGGGAAAGCTGCAGCAGCAGATGTAGCTGTTTTTGGAATCTGGATGGCATTATTGTTTGCTCCTATTTTCAGCGAAGTGACACTATTGGGAGTAACTTTAAAGAATGAAATCGAAGAGTTAGAAGAGAAAATTACAACACAAATCGGTGATGTGCGAACCGATATCCGCAATGCGATTGATGTGCGTACAACTGTAAGTCCAGTCTTTAATATGCCAGCACCGCCAACCGATGCTCAGTTACCGGCTCTTGAAGTGCAGGTAAAAGCAGCCGTGGCTGCAGCGATTTCGGAGCATAAATTGCAGGCTGCGCCGGCGGAGAATTCTCAAATTTCAGATGACATAGTTTTTCTTTTTCAAACACGCTATGGTATTGAAAAGGAATTACGTCGTTTAGCAGCGGTTATTGGCTACGAACTCCCGCCACGTCGGGTAGTACCACTTTTATCATTGACTTCTGTACTAGTAAATCACGGCGTATTAGATTCAAAACTGGGAGCTGCTATTCGTGAAGTTACCTCAATTTGTTCTCCAGCAATTCATGGTGAGTCTGTAACTGACGCTCAGGTTGCATTTGTTCGCGACGTTGCCCCAGGTCTGCTTACTGCACTTCAAAACAAAGATGCTTTTTCAACGTTGACGACGCTTCGTCCTATTTCTCCGTAAGAAATTTTATATCAACCCTGAAATAAATATTTTTGATTCTTTCTGACGCCATAAAGTTCATTTATGCACAAAAATAATGATGCGATGCCGATAGTCATGGACGTATTTGTTGGCAACAAAATTTGGCACTAGATATTTCGTGATACTTGAAATGCGTGAGCTGTGTGCTTAGTGCGGTTGCGATGGTTTCGTGATTTGCTGTCGCCAGAATCCTAAGCCATATTTCTTTGGAACGTACTTGGTCAGATATTCCTAATATCTGCCGATGGATATGGTGCCGAATTTCGTTTTCCTGGCGTTCTACATCTTCTAAATTTTTGTTGATCATGACACTCTCCAATATTGATGCTTTTGATGTATTAACGGGCCAAATTTTTGCAAAACTGTACGAAAATTTCCCGAAACCAATCTTCCTGGACGCGAGAAAATTTGTAGAAGGTGGCGAAGCTGCATGCTTCAATGCTGACAGCTTCACAGGTGCCGAAGTGACTCCTCCGGCAGAGGCATTTATCAACACCGCCACATGGTTGGTGCAAGAGGGGTACATTTCCGTACGCCCCAATAGCAAGACAGCCACAGGTTTCTCGGATGCGGTACTTTCCGAAAAAGGTTTGACTGCCCTCAAAGCTGTCCCCGATAGTCTGGTCAGCCGCGCTACCTTGGGCGAGAGATTGGTGCAATCAGTGAAGGCCGGAACTATGGAGACACTCAAGGGTGTAACAAATGAAGTATTGAGCGTCCTGATAAAGTCTGCGACCGTCCCGTAGTTCGTCACGTCTGCGCTTTGGAAGCCGTTTCCGCCGGCTTCCATGGCTCCTCGCTGTTCTCCCGAATGATTTCGCGCACCTCCTTGATGTGCTCCCAAGCCAGTTTTGCCGCTCGCTTGGCGCCGCTCTTGCTTTTGTAAAGATGCTCCAAGGTCTTGAGCGTGCCAGTGGCACCAGCCTGTTCCTGCCCCGTCTTTTTCTTCTTCGCCGCCACGTCCTTCCATTTGGCCAGCACGCCTGTGACGCCTTCGTCCGGGTCTTTCTCGTCCTCGCGTTCTGCCTCCACCGCTTCCGTCTTCGTTTCAAACTCCACCCGCGTGGTAAAGCCGCTGCCGCCCAGGCTGTGCGTGACCTTGACCGATAGCCATTCGGTGGCGTCGATCTCGGGCTTGAAGCCCTGCACGGTGACGGGCGATTGCGGGAACACGGCCGGGTTGCCCAAGGCCAGGCTCATTTCAAAGGTGGCCAGGCCGCGCAGGATGCGCTGCCATTCGGCCACGGCGGCCGCGCGCGCGTCCGTTTCGTTGGCGAAGGTGGTGCGCAGGCGCTTGCTGTTGCCAGGCACGCCGGCCACGACGCTGCGGCGGCGCGCGTAGCGCTCGTCATGCCAGAAGGCGCGCACGCCCGTGTAGGCGTCGCTTTCGGCGCTGTGGTAGCGGTGGCCGTCGCCCAGGGCGCGCGTGATGGGAATGACGGGCAGCGCCTTGCCGCTGGCGGTGCGGCTCTGGTTGATGGGGATGAAGAGCAAGGTGTCATTCTTGACGGTGGCCACCGCGTCGTATTTCCTGCCCAGCCGGCGCAGGAAGGCCGCATCGCTCTCGTGGGTCTGGTCGATGTGCTCGATGGCGGTATCGCGCAAGCGCGCCGATACGCCCGGCGCCAGTTCGTTGCGGAAGGCAATCGCCTCGATGATGGCACCCAGGGTGGTCTTGTGAAAGCTGTGTTCTTGCTGCTGTTTAAACGTGTCGATCAGGTTGGCCGACCTGGCGCGCAGGGTGATGGTGTCGGGCGCGCCGCTGTGCTCCACCTCGTCGACGGTGAACTTGCCCATGTCCACCAGTCCGGACGCTTGCCAACCCAGCGTCAGGGCGATCTGCGCGCCGCGCGGCGGCAGGGCCAGCTTACCGTCGCTGTCGTCCAGTGAAATGTCGAGCTGGTCGCTCTCGTCGCCACGGCACAGGGTCAACGTCAGATTGATTAGCCGCGGCGAGACGACGGCCGTCAAATCCTTGTCCTCGATGCTGACCTTGAAGGCGGGGATGTGCTCGCTCATTTGAACTTGTCCGCCGCGCTGCCGATGGCGCCGCTGATGCTGCCGCCGATCTTGTCTTTCATTTCGCTGACCACGCCACCGTATTTCGACGTGATGCCGCCGACCACATTGCCCACGACGCTACCCACGGCGTTTTTGGCCGCGCCGGCAATGCTGCTGGTCATGCCGTCGATGCTGAGCATGTTTTTCAGGTCGCCGATGTCGCCCAGGCCGACCATGGCCAGCACGCCGTCGTCGTCGCGCTTGAGTGCAATCGAGAACTCAACGCGGCGCGCGCCGCCGCTGCCGTCCAGGATGGTGCGGCCTTCCGTCATGCTGGTGATGCGGTAGGAGCCGAGAATGCGGCCCGTGCCCTGGATCAGTATCCACGATTTACCGGTGTCGGCCATCATGCGCAGCGCATCGAGCGAGTACAGGGAGCCTGTCAGCTCCGGCGCCACCCAGCCCGACAGGGTGATGGTGTCGTCGCCTGGCCCCACGTACTGGTGCGCGTCGCGCAGGCCCACGCGGGCAGTACTGGCGTGCTTCCATTCCGTTTGCCGCTGCAGCTCGTGATACGCCAGTGTGGGCAGGCTGAACACGAACATTCCTAAAATCATCATCATGGTGCTTTTCTTTCTTTAATCGTGGTCGCGCAGGGACGAGCGGATGCGTGCCGCCTTTTCGCGGTCGCGTTGATAGAGCGCCACGCTCACCGCGCGCGCGATGGCCTGGGGATCGGTGCCTGCCTGCACGTGGAAGGTGATTTCGATCTTGTCACCCTGAATGCTCAATCCGGCGCCGAACCCGCCCTGGGACAGCGGGGCGCGCGTGTCGAAGGCGCTGGCGGGCAACGCCGTGGCCGTGCCGATGGCGATGCCGGCGCCCAGTTGCGTCAGGCGCTGGGCCAGGCCGGATACCTTGGCAATCGGCGCGCCCTCGCTGCGATCCAGGCCCACGGCCAGACCCTGCATGGTGTAGTCGCCGAGCTGGGCAAACACGCGGCTCGGGCTGTGGATGCCGAGCTTTTCCTTGAACCAGGCAATGGTGCTGGAACCGGCATTGCTGATGGCGTCCTTGACGGCGCCCATGGAACCGGTGATGCCGTTGACCAGGCCGCGCAGGATGTTGGCGCCGAACTCGGTGAACTGGGCCGGCAGCTTGATGCCGAACCAGCTCAACACGCCCGCAAACGCCTGGTAAAACACGCCGACCGGTGACCAGTTGATAATCAGGGCCGTGATGCTGCCCATGCCGCCGGCGCAGACGGTGCGCAGGCGCGCCCAGATATCGGCAAAGAAGGCGGAAATAGGCGCCCAGGACGCAGTGATGCGCTGCAGGATGCTGGCGCCGAAGTCGGTGAACTTGGCCGGCAGCGCTATACCGAACCAGCCCAGCACGCCCGCGAAGGCGCGATAGAACAGGGCGAGCGGTGTCCAGTTGGCGATCAGGGCGCTGACGCCGCCGATGCCGCCGGCAAAGGCACTCTTGATCTGCGACCAGATGCCGGTAAAGAAGCCGGCCAGCGGCGCCAGTCCTTTGGCGAAGCGGCCCCGGATGCTGGCAGCAAAGTCGGTGAACCTGGCCGGCAGCGAAACACCGAACCAGCCCAGCACGCCCGCGAAGGCGCGATAGAACAAGCCCAGCGGCGACCAGTCGGCGATCAGGCTGTTGATGCCGGTAAAGCCGCCGGCAAATGCCGCCTTGACGTCTGACCACAGGCCGCCAAAGAAACCCTTGATCGGCTCCCAGTATGTGTAGATCAGGAAGGCGGCGCCGGCGATGACCGTGATGGCGATGCCAATCGGGCTCATCAACAGAGCGCGGCCCAGCCACAGCACGGCGCGGCCCGCCCACATGAAGGCGCCACCCAGGCCGCGCAGGATGGGCGTGAGCACGCCGCCCGTCACGCCCATCTTGGCGAACATGACGTGCAGCATGGCATACGGGCCGATCATGGCGGCGATGCCCAGCATCAGCGGTCCCAGCACCAGCAGCAGGCCGGCCAGCACGGCAAACGCGGTAATCATGACCTTGGCCACTGTCGGGTTACGTTCCATGAAGCCGTTCAGGCGTGTGATGGCACTGATGGCCATTTCCAGTCCCTGCGCATACAGCGGCAGGATTTTCTCGCCCATGGTGAGCTTGAGGTTGGCTAATTTGGATTGCGCCTCCAGTTCCTTGCCGGCGGCCGAGTCGCGGCCCAGTTTTTCCAGCCGGCCGATATCGGCGGCGCCACGGTTGAGCTTTTCGTTCTTGTGGATTTGGCCGCGCTGCAAATACATCTGCGAATACAGGTTCGACGCGGTGCGGTTCGAAAAGATGCTGCCGATGGCGTCGAGCACCTGTTTCTTTTCCGTGATGCCCTTCTTGGCCAGTTGCGGTAACAGCACCTTTTCCAGCCATTCGAACTGGTTTTCGCGGAACAGTTCGGCGCCCAACAGCGCACCGGGATCGAGGAACGAGACTTGCCCCGCCTTGTCGTGCTTGACCTTGCTTTTGTCGCCGATCAGGCCAAACTCTTCCAGCTTCCGGGCTGAGCGCTTCGTCGTGCGGCCCTGGTACAAGTTTTGGTAGGCGCTCATCAGGGACGTGCCGACGCGGTTGCCGCTCATTTCCTGCACCAGCGGTTCCATCTGGTAGTAAAAGGCGTCATCTTTCAAGCCCTTGGCCGCGATGCCGCCCGTTTTAATCATGTTCAGCCATTCATTCGGGCCGACGCGCCCGCCCGTGGCGGTAATCACCTGCTGCACGATGTTGGCCTGGGCTTCAAACTTTTCCTTGCTCTCCAGGCCGCCGCGCAGCTCGATGACCTTGAGCATGTCCATGAACTTGCGTTCATTGTCGGCGCCCTCGGCCTCGCCAAAGAAGGCGTGATTGGCAAACTTCATCTTGGCCAGGGTAGGGGCGACCATTTCCGCATGGTGCACGTCAGCAAAGGCGCTCATCCCGTCGCGCATGAGCTGCAGGTTGTCGAGCTGGCTGGTGCCGTAGGTTTTCATATTGCGCGCGAAGGCGACGGCCTCGGCCGATACTTTATCGCCCAGGCCCAGCGCGTTGACCCTGCCCACTTCCGTTTGATAGTGCTTGGCCTCGTTCAGCCCCTTGACGACGGGCGCGCCGATGACGGCGCCCGTGGCGGTCGCGCCCGCGCCGGCCATGGCCAGGTTGCCCGCCTTGTTGCGCAGCTTGTCGGCATGCTGGGTAGCGTTGGTCACGCGCTGCTGCTTGGCGGCGGCGTTGGCCAGCTTCTGCTGCTGCAGTGTCATGGTTTTGTTGGTGGCCTCGATCTCGCGGCGCAAGGTGCGCTCGTGGTTGGCCAGGTCTTTGGTGCCGATTCCTGCCGCGCCCAGGCGCTCGCGCATGACCTGCAGTTGCTGGGCCTGCTGCTGGCCGGCTGTCTTCAATGCGCCGGCCGCTTTGACTGCGGCGTTAAATTCGCGCGTCATGGCGCGCGTGGGTGCCTCTGTCTGTTTCATCTTGCTGGCCAGACTGGCCACCTTCTGCTGGGCCGCTTCCAGCTTGGTGCGGGTGGCGTCCAGGCCACCGTGCAGCTCGCGGAATTTGCTGATGTTTTTCTGCTGGGCATTCAGGTCACGCAAGCGGTCGCTGGTGGCCTTCAATGCCTTGGCCGTATCGCTGGAACCGCCCATGATTTTTTTCAGCGGGCCGGTAATCTTGTCCAGCGCTGCAAACACTACCTGTAACTTCAAATCCCGACCAGCCATCTATTCCGCTCCGCTTCGCTGCCTGGCGCGTTCGCGCCAGGCCATTAGTTCATCAATCGTAAAGCCGTCCATCGCTGCCGGCGTCCAGTGGAAGACGCCGGCGATGTCGGCCATGGCGTCCTCTACTTCGCCGGGGATACCGAAAGGCGATCGGCTTTGCTCGCCAAAAAACCGGCAACCTCGGCGCCCACGGCCAGCAGGTCGGCCGGGTCCATGTTGGCGATGTCGTGCGCGGTCAAGGTCGGCTCGGTGATGCGCGGCAGCACGATCTGCAGGGCCGACACGTTCAGGTTGGCCAGCTCGATCAGGGAAATGCCGCGCAGGGCGCCCGCCTTGGGTTTGCGCACGGTGAGCGAGGTGATGAAGGTATCGCCGCGCTTGATCGGGTCGTCCAGTTCGATGACGGCTTGGTTTTGGGTATCGTTGTGCATGCTGTGTTCCTTGTTGTGGTGTGATTAAAAAAGGGGATTACAGGCCGATGGCCTTGCGGATGGCCGCATTCGTGTCGCCGCCGCCGAAGTTCTCGGTGCCGCTCATGAAGTCCAGTTCGATGACGGTGGCGCCGTCGATCATCAGCTTGTAGTAGCTGCAGGCCATCGTGTATTTGTGCGTCGTGTCGTCGCCCATCTTGGCGCCGCCCATATCGATTTCTTTGTAACGGCCGCGCACGACGACCTCCACGGCGGCGACCGTGCCGTCATCGTCTTCCTGGTAGGCGCCGGCAAAGCGCAGTTGCACGGCGCCATGCGTGTGCGCGCCGTACTGTTTCAGGGCTTCGGCGATCAGGCCGCCGCCGCTCCACTCCAGCGACAGCGCCTCATTGCCGAAGTCGACCGATACGGGGCCGCTCATGCCGCCGGCGCGGTACTCTTCCATCTTGCGGCTCAGTTTCGGCAAGGTGACTTCGGGCACCATACCCATGAAGGAGACGCCGTTCTGGAACAAGTTAAAATTTTTCAGTTTGCGGGGCAGGCCCATAAGTTCTCCAGTATTTCAATGCGCCCGCGCAGGGGCGGGCAGGGTGGTGATGGCAATTACGCGGCGATACGCGAGGCGAAGTCGGCCAGGTAGCGGTCGGTAATACGCTGCTGGAATTTCAGGTTTTCCAGCGGCGGCACGGGCGTGTAGTCGTAATCGATGGCCAGCTTGCCGTCTTTCAGTGCCGTCTTGTCGTTGTACTGCTCGTCATACCAGGCATGGCCGTCGATGATGTAGCCCTGCAATTTCAAGTCGCGGAACTTGGCATTGATGCTTTCCAGCAGGTCGCGCACCAGGGATGGATGCAGGGGCACATCGACATAGGCGAAGTGCGCTTCGGCGATGGTGTCGGCCAGCACCTGGGCCGTGCGCGTGTAGCTTTCAAAGTAGAAGAAGCCGCCCGGCGCCTCGCAGGTGCGCGAACCCCAGAAGCGATAGCCGCCCATGTTGATCAGGGTGGTCACTTCCTTGGCGTTGAGCATGCCGGCATCGGTAGCCGGGTCTTGCAAGTCGAAAAACACATCCTTGGTAATGCCGGTCGGGCCGTTGACGACCACGTTCGACAGCGTCTTGTGCCAGCCCGTTTCCTCGTCGATCTTGGCGCGCAGGCCCATGGCGTAGGCGACGGCGGACATACTGGCCTCGGCATCGATGGCGGTATCCCAGTTCACAAAATCCGGCCAGATCATCATCACTTCGCGCTGGCCGAACTGGCCGCGATAGGTGGTGGCCGCCGTGACGGTGGCGCAGCCATAGGCCGACGCATACACGAAGCCGCGCAGGCGCTGTGCCACGCTGGCCAGGGCATTGGTGACGGCCTGGGTGTCCAGCCCCGGCGCGCCCAGGATGCGCGGTTTGACGCCCAGCTTGCTTTGCGCGGCCAGCAGCGCCTTGGCGCCCAGGTACTTGCCGTCCGGCGACACGCCGCCCACGGCGTTGGTGGTGGTTTCCGCTTCCGTTTCGCCTTCGGCCACGCGCACCACGACCGTCAAGGGCTTGGTCTGCGCGGCGATGGCCGCCAAGCAGCGGTACAAGGTGCCGGTCTTGCCGGCCTTGCCCATGGCGGCCAGCACGTTGGTGACGAGCACGGGCGTGTCGAGCGGGAAGGCCGCCGGGTCGGCATCATCGGCCGTGGCGATCAGGCCCAGCACGGCGGTGGAGACGGTGCGGATGGGGCGCGAACCCTCGTTGATTTCAATGACGCGCACGCCATGGTGGTAGTCGGTGGCCAAAATTGTTCTCCTGGTAGGTGGTGAATGGGGCGTGGGTGAGGCGTTACGGAGTGACAGGCGCCGCCAGCGTGATGCCGGCGTCGGCGAAGGCGCGCCGCCCCTCGTCGGACAAGGTGGCAGCGATGCGCACGTATTCGGCGTTGACGGCCGCTTGCAGCGCCTCGATGTCCTGCGCGGCGGCAACCGTCGGGCAGATGGTGATGTCGAGCAGCCAGGCGCGCGCTGCCGCGATGGCTTGCACGGTATCCGCGTCGCCGTCGGCCATGGCGGCAAAGCCGATGCCCGCCAGGCGGTTGAGGATGCCGTCGCGCGTTTTTCTGACGCCGACCAGATACGCGTTGAACTGCGTCGCAAACAGTTCCGGCACTGGCGCCGAAATGACAAGCTTGCCCTTTTTAAATGCAAAGGTATGTCCGCGTGGCCGGCTCATCGCAGCGGTGAAATCTTTGTCGTCCACTTCGATCAGATCGTTGGGCAGGTTGGCATAGCTAATCTCATCTGGATAAAAATTGCCGGTGGACGGCGAGTAATGGAGGGGCATGTCACTTACCTATTGAAATGATGAAAATGGAAACGTTGCTGTGGATGTAGTTGCTCTGCGCGACGCCACCGTTGATGGAGTTGGCCATGGCCGATACGAAGGCATTCGAGTCGGGGCTGGCGCCGATACCGGAGATAGACGCCGTGCATCCAAACGCTGCTTCCTTAAATGCAATCGGAAAGGAAAAATCTTTCGTCGAGATGCCGGTGGTGGCGGCAGGCACACTGATGGTTTGCCACTGCATGATCAGCCCGCCTGGCAATGGTTGATAGCCATCCTTGAGCAGCCGCGATGCAAAATCGGCGTTTCGCCCCATCTCCGCGGTGGAATCAATGACTTGCCATGTGCTGCCGTTGGTCGCAACGACGGACAGCGATTGCCCTGGCTTGACAAGCAACGACGCGACGCTGCCTACGTCGTAACCGAGAAATGCGCCGTCGCCGGGTGAAATGGTGCCCGACACTGTTGCGTAGCCAAAAAATGTCAGGCGGCGCCCGACAATATTTCCATTGGCAATGCTGTCAGGGCGCGGGAGCGTGACAGTGATGTCGTCGTTGACGAAGTACAAAGCGTGGCCGATGTCGCCAGCGACGAGGGGGCGCGAGACGGCAATCCCTTTCAATCCTGCCAGATTGCCTTGTTCCTGCTGTACAAATTCGGCATTCACTAGTTTTTTTGAAGTATTGAACTTCGGCAGTGTCGCCACCTCCTTCATGCTGTATTGCGGATGGGGATCGGCGGCGGCCTGGTGCGCAGTCAGCTGCTTTTCGCCATATACGAGCACACTGCCGGCCTGCTCGTCGACATAGGCGCGATGCGCCAGTTGCGGGTGTGGGTCAGCGGCGCCCAGGTGGGCCGCCAGTTGCTGTTCACTATGAGCGAGCACACTTCCGGCCTGTTCGTCGACATAGGAACGATGTGCCAGTTGTGGGTGCGGGTCAGCGGCGCCCAGGTGCGCAGCCAGTTGTTTTTCACCATGGACGAGCACGCTACCGGCCTGTTCGTCGACGTAGCTGCGTTGTGCCAGTTGTGGGTGTGGATCTGCAGCAGCCAGGTGCGCAGCCAGTTGCTTTCCAGCATGGACGAGGACGCTGCCGGCCTGCTCATCGACGTAGCTGCGTTGTGCCAGCTGCGGATGCGGATCAGCAGCAGCCAGGTGCCCAGCCAGTTGCTTTTCACCGTGGACAAGGACGCTGCCGGCCTGTTCATCGACATAGGAGCGTTTCGCCAGTAGCGGATGCGGATCGGCAGCGGCCAGATGTGCAGCCAGCTGCCGATCAGCGTGGACGAGCACGCTGCCGGCCTGCTCATCGACATACTTGCGCGTGGCCAGAATGACGGATGGGTCGATTTTCAGCTCGATGGCGGCCGTGCTGGCGACGATCAGGACGATGCGTACCACTTGCGTGCGCCCGCTGCCCTCTGCCATCTGGGGCTTGTAGCTGGGCGGGCAGTTGGCCACCGCACACAGGTCGCCGGCCTCGTCGTAAATGCCGATCTCGCGTATCCACCAGCCGCCCACGTCCTCGGGCAGCACCTGCTCGACGATGATTTGGCTGGCGTTGGCTGGGTCAATGCTCAGCTGGTTCAGGCCGGCGCGGCGCACCTCGCGCACCAGCGCCTTTTGCGTGCGCACTGGCATGGGCAGATTGCCATTGCCGTCGCCCACGGCCAGATTCTTCAGTTTCAGGGTTTGACCCAGGGCGATGGCATTGGCCAGCTTGGCCTCGCCCACTTCGGTCAGGATGGCAAAGTATGTGCTCATGGATAGATGGTGAGAGTGTCGATGGTATGGGATGCGCCGGCTTGCAGGAGCCTGCCGCGCACTTCGATGGTTTCCGCGATCCAGGGATACACGGTCATGCTGTCGCCGTGGTAGGCGCAAGCGCCCGCGTAGACGTTGCCACGGCTTTCCAGATAAATGGCCAGGCCCGTCATGTGACGACTGACGGGCTTGGCGTCGGCAATCAGACGTTCCATTTCCTGGAACATAGCGTCCGTGATGCCCGAGTCCAGCACGCCCACGTCGAGGCGGAAGGTGCCCGGCACGCCGGCTGGCGTGGTCTGCCACCATTCGGTGATGCGGATCAGGTAGCCTAAGGACTCCACCACGCGGCGCACGGCGGCAATCGTGCCCTTGTGCTTGTGGATGAAGTAGGACGCCTTGATCGTGCCGCGCTTGATCGACTCGGGCCAGGCGTCGTCCCAGCGGTCGACCGAACAGGCCCAGGCCAGGAACGGCAGCAGATTGACGGGGCAGCGGTCGGCATTCCACAGGTCGCGCAGCGGCACGGGCACGTTGACCAGCTCGGCGCAGGCCACGGCAATGGCGCGCTCCAGCGCCGTGCTGTTGGGCGGCAGGGTGGGTACGTGCTTATTCATCGAATACCACGACATTGAGCTTGATGGCCGTGCAGCGCGCGGCTTGGGTGGCGTTCAGTTCGATGTCCGCTGCCGGGCTGCTCATGACGACCTTGCGCACGCCTTCGACGTGGACGGCGGCGCTGCAGGCGGATCGATAAATGCTGTGGCCCAGCGGGCGGCGCGGCTGCGACACGCGCACGGCGTTGGCGCGCGCCGCGTCCAGCAGAATCGGCACTTCCGGGCCGACGCCGATAAACAAGGTGGCCTCGATCTGATAGTCGATGACCTGGGCGGCCTGCACCGTCAGGCGGTCGCCCAGGGGGCGCACTTCCTCGGCATTGAGCGCGCGCGCCACGGTGGCCAGCAGTTCGGCGTTGGGAATGCCGCTGGCATCGTTGGCCAGCACCGTGACGGTGACGCTGGCCGGCGCCGGACTGGTGGCGCTCGCGTCCTTGACGCGGCCGTCGCTGCTGCGGGCGTGGAATTCATAGGAGGCTTTCGGGCCGGCCACGGACAGGCCGTCCGGCGCTTCCTGGATGCGCAGGCGGTAGGCGTCGTTGTTTTCCATCACGGCAGCCACGGGCGGCAGGGCGTTCGGATTGGCGGGCGTGATGGTCAGGCGCGCCACGTTGACGTTGGCGCCCAGCTGGTCCAGGTCGCCGTCGAGCGCAAACGCCAGCATGACGGCCTTGCCCGCTTCGTTGACGCGGTTGCGCAGGATGGTTTCCTGATACGCGTTCTCTTCCAGCAGCTTGGTGGCCGGCTCCGATTCCAGCTCCAGGAGGGCCGTGACGGCTGCGCGCTCGGTTTCCGGCAGCAAGCTGACCAGATGAGCTTTGCGCGTGGCGAGGATGGCTTCGAAGTCCAGCACTTCGACCACGCTGGGCGCGGGCAATTGGGTCAGGTCGATGGGCGTGCTCATACGATGCCGCCTTGTTTGACAGGCACGGACAAGGTGATGCCTTGGCCATTCGCCGTGCCATCGAGCAGCAGCGTGATGGCGCCGTCCGTGTCGCGTGTGAGCTGCACGCTGGACAGTTGCAAACGCGGCTCCCAGCGGCGCAGGGCAAAGGCGGTGGCGGCGTAGATGCGCAACTGCGTGGCGCTATTTAAGGGCTGGTCGATCAGCTCGGGTACTTCGGAACCATAGCGGCGGCGCCGGATGCGTGAGCCGATGGGCGTCGTCAGAATGTCGGCCACGGACTGGCGCAGGTGGCCCAGGCCCGTCAGGCTGCGCCCGGTGGCGGCGTGCATGCCCATCATGCTTGCGGCCCGCCCGACTGGTCACCGCCGGCCTTGACGCCGCCGTGCGGATGCTTGGCCAGGCTGATGGCGCCGGCCAGTACATCCTCGCTCGCTTTGACAGTGCCTTGCACGGCCATGGCCACGCCGCCAGCGGCGCCAGCCTTGGCGTTTACGCCGCCGTTCAGGGTGGTAGTGCCGTTCACAGTGGTGGACTGCATGACGATCAGGTTTTTCATGACGGTCAGGTCGCCCGTGCAGATAGTGCTCGGCGCGTTCGATGTCACCTTGTCGGCGGTGATGGTGGCGGTGCCGCCGGGTAAATTGGCCGTTAGGGCATGGGCCGCATGATCGTACTGCACCACGGCGCCATCGGGGTAGTGCGTGGTGTGGATGCTGTCGCTGCTTTCTGGCGTATCAAACGCCTGCGAGTACAGCGCCGGCAGGATGATGCCGCGCGTCAGGTCGCCGCCTGGGGAAAAGACGATCACCTGTTCGCCCACGGTGGGCGCCGACCAGGTGCGGGTGCTACCGGCGCGCCGTGTCGCCCAGTTCAGCCATTCGGTGGTGAGTGTCGGCCCCAGCCGCACGCGCGCCTTGGCCCCTTTGACCTCGGCGATGGTGCCAAGGCGGATCAGGTTTTGCAGCAAGCGAAGGAGGTCGGACAGGTCGGCGTTCATGCAGTGCATGTTGCCGAAGTCCGCGTGCGGATGCACGCGGGGGCGGGTTGATAAGGCGAGTAGTAACTATGGCGGTATTCGACTTTTAATTTTATAATTCCATGCAAATAAATTTTATTGCAATATTAATATTAATATTAATTTAATTTCCCATGTTTTGTATTTTTGAAAATTCCGGCGATTCGTCATTTGAACAGCTTGTTATCTTTTTTCCTATTTTGAAATTTCCTCTTGAGTTTGGGTGGCTTACTCCGTAAGAAAAAACCATGCAGCCTAGGGAAATTAAAATAATTAAATAAAACCATTTTGATCGAAAGAAACCATATCTAATGTAGTCATTTGGAATTAAATCATCATTGTTTTCTGATGATTTTTTTAGTATTTTACATAAGCCAATAAGCCCAGTTGCCTGCAAAGCGAAACCAAAAATCGTCCATGGCCACGAGAATTTTGGGCTCAATTCACCACATCCAATTAATGAGTTAATGTTAATAATTGCCATGAAAATAAAAGCAATAAAGAAGAATAATTTTTTCGAATTTGACATTTATTTGCACTCGCATGATTTTACATCGCCTATTTTTGAAGATCCCATTGCTGCTTGAATTAATGTGAGATCGATTCCTGTTTGATAACCACTTGTGTCGGCTATTGCCCCTCCAAGCTGAAGTCTGCCGAATGCCGACCACCCAGATCCGAGGGAGCCACTAATTATTGAGTATGTGGATGCGGAACCTTGAAAAACGTATGGATTAACATAATCTAGTCCATCATCAAAAATCGCGGCGGTGTTAATTTGAGATATTGGAGATTTTCCAAGACCGGCAGATCCCATCATGGCCGTTCCATTAACAGTCCAACGCTGTCCTCTAACGCATTGTGATTCCATATTAAATCCAATTATCTGTCCTCCTGCTCCAGCTATATTAGATACTCCTAAACTCTCAATTTTTCCAGACCATTTATGAAGTCCAGTTTTGTCCGAGTATTTAAGTGGATTTCCGCCAACATATGTGTAAGTATTTGTCCCACCGTTTAATCCAATCGGGTCACTCTGCAAGTACCGCCCCAGCGAGGCATCATAGTAGCGGTTCCAGTTGTACCACAATCCTGATTCAGTGTCGTAATACTGCCCCGGGAAACCGACATGCATGCCGCCGATATTGTCGACGATGACGGTGCGGTCGAATGCCGCGTTGGCTGCGCGCCAGGCGACGCCTCCGGTACTGTTGGTCAGCACTTCTGGCCGGCCCAGTTTATCGTTATGGCTGGCGTAGAACCAGCCCCCGCGCAACACTCCAAGCAATTCACTGCCCAACCAGATATAGCTGGTGTTCAGCATGCCTTCTTCGAGCAGCAATTGGCCGTCGGGGCCAAAGATGCTCACCACGCCGCCTGATTGGGTGTTTTTATACAGCCGCTGATTCAGCGCATTGTAGTAATAGTAGCCTATGAACGCGCCATTGGCGCTCACAGTCTCCATCCGGTTCATAGCATCATAGGTGTATGTTCGCGTGCCGTCATGGCGCGTTTCGCTCGCCACATTGCCAACCGCATCGTAGCCGAAGTTACGCCACTGGCCTTTGCCGCTCCAGGACAACAGGCGGTTGTTTTGCACATCATTTACATAATTATAAATAAATCCATGCCGTCCCTGCCATGTTCGGTTACCCGCCTGATCCCATTCAAATGCTTGTAAATCAGTACTACGGGTTGCTCCGGCTATGCGATCCGACAAATCATAGTCTACTGTCTGGGACATTGCTGGATTAGCATGATCGGTCATGGCATTCATCTGACCGGTCGTGTTATAGGCATAGACGGTATTTTGGCTTCCTCCAGCGACTTGCGTAACTTGCCCATCGGCATCTAATTTGATGGTCCGTGGAACGTTATTGCCGAAGCGCCAGGCATACAGGGCGCCGCCCGCCGGCTGATAAAGTAGGGTGTCGGCCAAGTTGTTCCATGGGGCGCCAAGATTACTCGTCACTCCGGACAGGCGGCCGATGCCGTCGTACTGATAATACAGCGTCAAGCCTCTGGGGTACGCCATGCTGGTCAAGCGGCCAGCCGCATCGTAGCCCCAGTTCGTCGTGTACAAATTGCCCCACATATTATTGAACTGGCTCAGCAAATCGCCACTGGCATTGTAGGTATACCTGGTTTCACCAGTCCCATCCGTAAAGCTGGTCAGCCGTCCTATGCCATACGGCCCCTCGTCATAGTTAAAAGTTTCAGTGATGACCCCACTGATACGTGCCCGCTTGCGGCCCAAACTATCCCATTGATACGAAATAGTCTTGCCATCCGCCTTGACTTCAGAGCTGAGCCGGCCCGCACTATCGTAGCCAAACGTGCTTGTCCCCGTATCCGGACTGGTGATGCTGGTCACCTGGCCAAAGCCATTATAGGTATACCGTGTTTGCAGCGGGCGCGGATCGGTTACCGATATCAGGTTGCCTTGGGCATCATAAGTCATGCTCGTCGTACCGCCGTCAGCAGCTCTGCTGCTCACAAGACGGTTCGCCGCGTCATATTGATAAGTTGTAGCGCGGCCTTGAGCGTCCGTGCTGCTCGTCAGATTACCATTGTTGTCATACCGTTTTTCGACCCGTTGGCCGTTATTGCCTAGTTGAGTATAGGGGCGGCCCAAAGAATCAAGGACAGTGGCTGTGCTAAATTCCGTCGTACCAACGGCGACCGGCACTGTGCCATTGATGTCGGCATATTGGCGGGGCGAACTGGCGCGCACGCTGTTGCCTGGTACGTCGACAGCCAAGTTTGCGAATTCATTGAGCGCATTGCCGACAGATTCCAGCCGGCCTGCTGCATTGTATTTGTAACGCATTACGCCTCCGTCCGGCCTGCTGATCGTGCTGATCTGGCGATCATGGGTGTACGTATAAACAGTGGTGCGGCCATTCGTGGTGGCTGATAGTAGATTGCCCCGTGGATCGTAGGTGTAACTGGTGGTGACGCCATTCAGGTCGACATAGGTCATCGGCAAGCCGAGGCCGTTGTAATTTGCCCAGCTTTCTATTTGGCTTAGGGGGTTAGTGCGAGAAGTCAAGTTCCCCAACAAATCGTAAATTGAAGTATAGGTTGCTGCGCCTGAGGGCAGCGACTCGCTGGCTGTGCGACTGGCAATAGCTTCGTTGCCATGGAAACTATAAGCATATTGCGTCACACGTTGGCTGCCGCTGAGAACATCCGAGAACGTCGTACTTTCAAGCTTGCCCGTCGCCAGTCCTGAATTTACATAGGTGTATTGAATGCGTGCATAGACTTGGTTGGTCGAATCGAGAAACTCGGTTTGGTTGATATTGTCGCCACCCCAGCTATTGCGAGTGGTCGATGCAGCGGAGGTGCCCGTGGCAGTAGTCTTTTGCAACAGCTTTCCATCAGCACTGTAGCTATAGGATGTCACTACGCCATTCCAGTCTGTCGTGGTACTTAAATATCCGTTGGCGTCATAGCTGCTGGCAGCAGCTGCGGCGCTGCAGGTAGTGCTTCCTGCCCGGGAAATGCTGGTATTTTTGAGTTCACCGTTTATGTTGGAAAAAGCATGGTGTGTCACGTCGCCCTTGGCGGTAGTGACTGTGGTTCCCGACGCATCGTAAACGAAGGTATCGACTTCCTCACCGCCGGCCAAACCGCTTTGCTGCACCCGTTTGTCGGGATAGTAGCTATAGGTGCTATAGCGCTCTCCATTGATCGAAATGCCAGTGAGCAAGGTTGGATCGGCATTTTCATAGTGGTACTGTCGAATGTCTGGCGAACTACCCGGCGATGTCACTTTTGTCAGAAGACCCGAAGCATTATATTCGTAGCTCCATAGGCTGCCTGCCGAGTCGCGCACTGTGGCAACTAAGCCATTATTTCCATAGGTGAATTGGATATTTTGGCCTACGTGATTGGATATTTTGCTGACGCGATTAACGCCGTTATACTCATAAAAAATACCTACGCCGACGAAATTGACAATGCTAAGAATGCGTCCACCCGTATCATAGGAGTAAATGAGTTTTCCTTTGAACAGAGTCCAGCCATCCGATGTATATTGCAATTCACCTACCGTATCGGTGCCACCTGGCGTGTAGATATAGGTACCTTCCTCTCCGACATCACGCTTGTAACGATGCGTAAACTGTTTTCCGCTCGAGTCAATGACCGTCGCTGACTGCGGAATGCACATCGAATCCATCCTGATGCAACCCGCAGTGCTGGCGATAATCCTCGGGACATCATATTTAGACAGCCAATTTTTCCCGAAAAATGTACCAGTTACTTGGCGACTGCGATAGGTCCGTTCTAGGCCAAGACCGTATTCTCCTTGAGAAAAAAAATCAGTTTCTGACTTGTATTTTTCACCTGTAGCGATGACAACTGGATGCTTAGTCTTCTTCGGAGCAGTGTTCGGGCAGTCTTCGTCTATATTTGAGTTATTTTCATATATGGGCGAGGCCTTCGGGGAACCGCCTTGTCCTCCGTCTCCAGGATTTGCACCACCAATTCCATTGTTGATTTCTAGATTAGGTATCGCTGGATATTCGCATTGGGAATAGGTGTCTGAATAATAGACCCTTTCTTTGCCGGGGAGGCATGCTCTTATATCAACAGTTTGGCCATTAGCTTTAGCTGGCGTAGGTGCTATAGAAAGAGAACTGGCTATGAAAAAGATGAGACTGCTTACGAAGTATAATTTCACTATCACTCCCTGGAGGTTTGCATAAAATATACCAATAAAAGCAATATTACCATTGTGAATTTTTTTAGTAACAATATTTTCGATGTCGGCTTGAGCCTATTCATAGCTTTTTCAGTCCGAGGCTATGTGATGTAATAGCGACTCGCGTATCAACGTCCGATCCGGTTCGTTCAAGCCCAGCAGCGGCCGCTCCGGATACTTGTATGTGTGTCCTTTTTTTGAAACTCGGTCTTGCTGACCAAACTGATGCACATGCGCCACGCGCGCCACCCAGCCAAAGAAACCCACCTCGATCTGGTCGCCGGTCGCCTTCACCTTCAGGTGTTTTGCAGTGCGAATCTTGGCGAACATGGCCGCCTTCTGCCGCTTGATGCGCCCGTTCTTTCCCTTGAATTCCTTGCGCCGCTTGCGCGCGGGATAGGCCGCGCCATCCGGCCCCTGTTGCGCCTTGATGCGCTGCGCCTGGCTGCGGCGCAGGTCAATGGCCACCTTGTGATTGATGGCGCGGCGCTGGGGCGGTTGCAGCTTGGCCAGCAGGGCGCCAGCCCAGGTTGCCAAAGCGTGCAGATCTTCGCTCATGCCGTGGCCTCGGGCGTGCGCCATTCGGCCAGCAGGGTGTCGCCGTCATACAGCTTCCAGAACTCATCCGCGTAAGCCGGCATGTGCTGTATCTCGGCCAGGTGCTTGATGTCCAGGCGCCCGGCCTCGCCGGCCTTGACGGCCACGCGCTCGGTCAGGTCTAGCTTGATGGAAATGTCGACCGTTTCATGGTTGTTGAAATCGACCTCGAAGGCGATGCCGTGCTTGCGCGTTTCCTCGTTGGCCATCAGGTCGAGCTGGTGGACTTTGAGCCAGGCGATCAGGGCCACCATGATGGCGTCGGCGTCGCCCGCGTAGTCGGTGACGATCAGGTTGAGCTTGTAGCGGTATTCGAAGGAGAGCGAGGCGGTGGCACTGGCCACCACGTTGCCCTCGTCGGCGAAGACCAGCAGGCGGTCGGGGTCGCGCTGCAGGTCGGGGATGGCGGCGGCCAGGTGCTGGCGCAGGCTATTCGGTTTGTACATGGTAGGTGTCTCGTACTAGGTTGTAGGCGTCAATGCAGGCGTTCAGCTGGCGGGTGGCGTCGTCGCCGTCGCCGGCAATGGCGTCAAGAGCTGCCGCAGTCGTTGGGTCAAGTTCGGCGCGCGCTTGGTTCCGATTGCCTGCGGCAGCGGTGGTATCTGCAGAGGTGGCGCACTGGCTACTGGCAACGGGGATTGACAGGCGCACAGCGCCGCTGCGCACGTCATCGTAAAAACGGTCACGTTCAGTTTTCGCATGAGTTTGCTCCTGGGTGAGGTGGTCGGCGCGCTGTGCCAGGGCGGCGCCTGCGGCGCGCTCCAAGGTGAGCACGCGGGCCGTGGCCTGGGCCAGTGCGGTGGCGGCGGTACTCTTGCTGGTGGCGGCTGCCCGCTGCAGTTCGGCGATGCTGGCATCCTTGCGCCAGCCCTGCGCCGTCCAGCCAGCGATGGTGCCGCACAGCAGGCAGGCGGCCAGCGGGCGCCAAGTGGTCGCGGTCACATGGCCACCCGTTCCTTGATCCAGCCGAACAGAAAACGGCGTTGGGTCTTGTTGGCCTCGGTGATTTCCAGGTAGCGCGCCGCCTGCAGGCCGTTCAGGGCGCGCAGCAGCACGGCGGCGCCGTCCTGGCCGCGCCATTTCAGGAAGGACTCAAGAGCGCCCAGCGACTGCGCGCCCAGGCGGCCATCGACGAATAGGGCCGGATAGCGGGCGCCCGTGTCGTTGAAACCGTTCAGCCAGCGCTGCAGGAACTCGGCCGCACGATGCGGCCCCATGTTCACGCCCGTGTCGATCACTTCGGCGCCGATGCCGGCATGCAGGGCCAGCACTTGGTCGAACTTGGGTGCCGTGATGTAGCGCGCCGTGTAGATGGCGCGCGCCACAGCCACGGGCAGCTCACGCATCGGCCCCGCGTAGCCGTTGGCACGCGCCACGGCCACGGTGATGCCGTAGTTGGTTTCGCCGCCCTTGTCTTGCGGGTCGTTCACATAGCCGCCTTCGGCGCGCAGGATGGCGTCGATCACGCGCGCGATCAGGGGATTTTCCGTGGTGGCCATCAGTGTTCCTTCGCGTCTTTGACCAGCTCGGCGATGTCCTTGTCGCTGCGGCGCTGAAACCACAGGGCCACGGCGCGCGATACCCACCAGCCGGGCGCGCCCACGATCAGGTCGATGGCGGAGGCGTTGACCATGGCGCCGATGGCCGGGAGCTGGGCGCACAGCAGCTGGTACACGGTGCCGCCCAGCAGGCACGAGAAGACGCCCGCGCAGGCCAGGCGGGCGACGAACTCACCCTTGTTGAAGGTGCCGTCGCTGTTCAGCGGCGGCAGCACGATGTAGAGCATGGCGGCGCCGACCATGCCCAGCGCCGCCTTGAAGCCGTACAGTTTGACCAGGGTGGCGAAACCACCAAACGATTCTGCGGACATTGCTTGATTCTCCGGTGAGAGGGTAGATAGATTTTTCATGAGGGTAAAAAGGTGGATTGCTGCGTTAATCCCATAGCTGCACAAGATCGGCTGCGGCCACCTGGCCCGTGCTGGGCGCCGGCTCGGGCAGGGTGACGACCAGGCCGGCCGGCAGTACGGCGCCGTGGCGCGCCAGCGCGGGATTCATTTCCAGGGTTTGCTCGACGTATCCCGCGCCGTCGCCCAGGTAGCGCCACACCAGGGCGTCCACCGTGTCGTGCTGCTGCGTGCGTACCTGCATCAGATCAGTTCCACGGTGAGGTGCGTGCGGCCGACCATATCGGCAATCGCCCATTGCGCATTGCGCCGCTGCGCGCCGGGTGCCTCGTCCAGCCATTCCATGCTTTTCTTGTCGCTGACGGACGTGGCCGTGCTGTCGTAATCGCGGTAACGCTCGATCAGATCGGCTTTCGCCGTGCTGTAGACGGCGCGCCGGTACTGCGCCAGCAGGCGGGATTCGCGGTTGATGCGCGCGGCCGGCACGTCCACTAGGGCGGCAATACCGGCTTGCGCATACGTGGCCTGCCAGTCGGCCAGCTCGCGGTTGACCTGCAGGATGGCATCGACCACGGCTTGCACCAGGCGCGCGTCGGTGACGGTGCCGTCCAGGCGCATCGCGTCGCGCATTTCGGCCAGATTGACGTCGGGAAACCAGCCGTCGTTCTCGATGACGCCGGCGGCCGGTGCTGGCGGCGCCGGGGTGGTGCCAGGCGGGGTGGACGGGGGCAGGGCCATGAAGGACATACGGGGCGCTTTCAAAATGGGGCGGTGGACGGGGTTCATCAGGTCAAAGGGTTGGCCAGAATCCCCCCGTGCCGCCGTGCTGCGGGGGATGCTCTTTACGTGGAACCGGCCGTGCGCTTGAGGCGCCGCTCCAGCCGTTCCATATCTTTCTTGACGCCGCACGACTCGGACAGGGCGCGCGCGCGTTTCAGCTGGGCCATGGCCGTTTCCGCCTGCGCCACCAGCGCCGGGGCGATGTCGGCTTCGTCCGCCTGATCGAGCACGGCGATCATGGCGAGGCCAATCGCCTTGTGCAGCTTGGCGCGCGCCTGGTCGGGCGCGTCGCTGGCGGCCGTCAACTGTTCCACCTGGCCCAGCACCTGCGCGGCGTGCTGCGGATCGCTGGCCAGCTTGCCGTGCAGATAGCCCTCGGCAAATTCGTCCAGCATCAGGGTGGCGATGTCGCGGCTGTAGGTGTCGGGCAGGGTGAACTTGTGCGCCAGGGCGTACTCGGCCATGACCAGGGCGCGCTCGTACTCGCCCGTGTCGATGTGCCACACCAGCAGCGTGGCAAACACGTCATCCTGGGCGCCCTTGCCGCCAGCCAGCACGCCGTCGATCCATTGCGCGTAATCCGGCAGCAAGGTCGCCTTGACCTCGATCTTGCGCTCCACCGACTGGATGGATTTCAGCCGGCGCCGGTCGTCGGCCAGCTTGTAGAGCATCATTTCGTAGGCCGTGCCGGTGGTGACGCCCTGCGGCGCGGCTGCGCCGGCCGTGCGCTCGGCCAGCATGCGCGCGCGGTGGCGCAGGGCGGGGGACTGGTTGGCCATCACTTGTCTTTCAACTCGATGTTTTCCACCAGCGCGGCCAGGCCCAGGTCTTCGATCACGTAGGCGTCGTTGGACGACTCGTAGTTCTCGATGCGGTCGCGCTTGGGTACGTCCTCCACGCGGCGGCGGCGCGCGCCTTCCTGGAAGTAGATCGACAGATTGTCGAAACGCGTGATGAGAATGGCGTTATCGGGGAAGAAGGGCACGCGTGCCGCCGGCAAGCCGCCGATGCGTTTCTGGCTGATGATGATGTCCGCCGCCAGGGTTTCCGTGGGCGCCTGTTTGGTGTTGACCAATGGAAAATACTTGTCGTTCAACAGCTTGCGCCCGACGATGGCCACCAGATTGGTGTCTTCCTGATACCACGGGTCCAGCAGGTTGACGGCATCCGTGACGGCCGCATCCAGGTTGGCATAGTCGGCGCCGTCCACGTCACCGATGATGACCTTGCCCGGCATGCCGGCAGCCACCAAGCCCAGCACGCGCTCGGGCGCCAGCTCGCGCAGGTGCTGCAGCCAGCCTTTATTGACGTCCTGCAGCAGCGGATTGGCATCCAGATCGGTGTCGGCCATGGCTTTGACGCCATTGAAGCCGATGACGATGCGGTCGAGCGCCTGGCGCGTCAAAATGGCATTGGCGACGCGCGATTGAAAATCGGGGAACTTGGCCCAGGCGTCGAGCTTGGCATAGTTCAGATGCGTGTCGAAGTTGGTTTGCTCGCAGCGGTATTTGGTGCCGTCCAAGGTGGACAGATCGCGCGTCTTGCGTTCCTTGTCCTTGGTGTTGGTGCGGCCGGCAATCGGGCCGGATACGCCCAGACCCAGTTTTTCGCCTTCCTGCTCGGTCACGCCGATGATGTTCACTTTCGACAGGAACTCGCTCGATTCCTGCATCTTCGTTTCCAGCTTTTGCTGCACGCTGGGCGTGACGCTGAAGGTCTTGGCCACGTTGTCCGTGTCGTTCAGTTGGCCCAGGCGGGTTTCATACTGGCCAAAGACCTGGCGCGTTTGCTTTTTCATGTATTGGTGCTCCGTTGTTGAATGGGGTGTTGGTGGATGGCGCGGGCGCTTAAAACTCGGTCTGCACGGCGCCGTCGTTGCCGGTGGCGGCCGGGCGGCGCGGGCCGTTGCCGGGTGCTTCGTCCATTTGCGCCTTGAAGGCGGCCAGCTCGTCCTGCGTGGCCTTCAATGCCGTTTCGGTTTTTTCCAGGCGCGCCAGGGTGCCCGTGTAGTTGTCGTTGGCGGTGACGATGTGGCCGGCCAGCTCCTGCACGGCTTCGCTGATGTCGGCAAATTGCGCGGCGTCGGCGCCGGATTTATTGGAGAAGCGCGACAGCAGGTTTTTCACGGCGTCGGCCAGCTTGATGCCCTGCGGCTCTTCAAATTCCAGCGTCACCTCGACTGCGGACGTAAACAGGTTGGCGCTTTGCTGCTTGCGGCTGGCGGAGAATTGCAGCGCCTCGGTGCCCAGGCTGGCCGGGCTGTCGGTGACGCCCAGGCCGACCAGGTAGGGCTGCGCCGAGTCGGCAAAGTCGGGCTGAATTTCGAGGCTGGTGTACAGCTTTTGTTTCGCCTTGTTGATGGCCACCAGCTCCGGCGTGGGTTCGATCTGCGCGAACAAGGCCAGTTTCTTGCCGCTGTCCGTGTCCACCTCTTCGGCTTTCACGGCGATCACGTCGCCGTAGGCTTTGAACTGGCTGTCGGGCAGGATGCCGCGAATGTGTTCCAGCCAGATGCGCGCGCCGTAGGTTTTCGGGTTGTAGGTGGCGGCGATCTGTTCGATGGTGGCGCGGTCGATGTTGCGGCCGTCCGTGGTGGCGCCTTCGGTGGCGACGCGGAAAAATTTCGATTTGGACATGGTGGGCGTTCTCGGTTGATCGGATAACGCCATGGTCAACGTCTTGGCGCCGCGATTCAATGCGGTGCGGGTTGCTATGGGCCATAGCGACTTTTGCCTTTCCCCGCTCCGCGCGCGCGCGGCCTACGCTGGCGGCATGCTGACAATCGAGAAAACAAGCGAACAAACGGCCGACGAAAAAATCGCCGAACTGGCCATGCCCGAATCCGAGCCACGTCGCGCCGCGCGCGCCCTTTACTGGAAGGGCTGGCGCATTTCGTCCATCGCCCGCCACCTGGGAATCAAGCGCAGCACCATCAATAGCTGGAAAGAGCGCGACGAATGGGACAAGGCGCAGGCCATCGAGCACGTCGAGGCGTCGGCCGAGCTGCGCCTGGTGAAACTGATCGAAAAAGAGGTCAAGAGCGGCAGCGATTACAAGGAAATTGATCTGCTGGCGCGCACCATCGTGCAGATGGCGCGCGTGCGCCGCTATGAGCAGCCGGGCGGCAACGAGGTCGATCTCAACCCCAGGCTGGCGAACCGCAATGCTGGCCCGAAGAAAAAGCCGACCCGCAACGACTTCAGCGAAGAACAGAAAATCCAGCTGCTCGACGCCTTCCAGGATTCGCTCTTCGACTATCAAAAGGTCTGGTATCGCAACGGCGACCAGCGCACGCGCGCCATCCTCAAGAGCCGCCAGATCGGTGCTACCTGGTATTTCGCCCGCGAGGCGCTGGCCGATGCGATGGCGACGGGCCGCAATCAAATCTTCCTGTCGGCGTCCAAGAGCCAGGCGCACGTCTTCAAGCAATACATCGTGCAGTTTGCGCGCGAGGCGGCCGGCATTGAGCTGACGGGCGACCCCATCGTGCTGCCGAACGGCGCCCACCTGTATTTCCTGGGCACCAATGCGCGCACGGCGCAGGGTTACCACGGCAATTTTTACTTCGATGAATTTTTCTGGACGCAGAATTTCCAGGAGTTGAACAAGGTGGCCTCGGGCATGGCCATCCACAAGAAGTGGCGCAAGACGTATTTTTCAACGCCATCCTCGACCACGCACCAGGCCTATCCGTTCTGGACGGGCGAGCTGTTCAACAAGCGCCGCGCCAAGGCGGACCAGGTCAACATCGACGTGAGCCATGGCCGCTTGTCGTCGGGCTTCACGGGCGAGGACAAAATCTGGCGCCAGATCGTCACCATTCTGGACGCCGAGCGCGGCGGCTGCAACCTGTTCGACATCGACGAGCTGCGCAACTTCGAATACAGCCCCGACCAGTTCGACAACCTGCTGATGTGCAATTTTATTGACGACTCGGCCTCGGTCTTCCCGCTGGCCGAGCTGCAGCGCTGCATGGTCGATTCCTGGGTCGAATGGGACGACTACAAGCCCTTGCTGGGCCTGCGCCCGTTCGGCAACCGGCCCGTATGGATCGGCTACGACCCGGCCTTGAACGGCGACAGCGCCGGTTGCGTCGTGCTGGCGCCGCCCATGACGGCCGGCGGCAAGTTCCGCATCCTGGAGCGCCACCAGTGGCGCGGGCAGAGCTTCGAAGACCACGCCGACGCCATCCGCCAGATGACCCAGCGTTACAACGTCGAATACATCGGCATCGACACCACGGGCATGGGCATCGGCGTGCTGCCGATCGTACGGGGCTTCTTCCCGGCTGTTACGGCCCTGAATTACTCGCCCGAAGTCAAAACCCGCATGGTCTTGAAGGCCAAAAACATCATCAGCAAGGGCCGGCTGGAATTCGATGCCGGCTGGACGGACATCGCGCAATCGTTCATGGCCATCCACAAGACCCTCACCCCCAGCGGGCGGCACGTGACCTATGTCGCCGGCCGCAGCGATGAAACCGGCCACGCCGATCTGGCATGGGCCTGCATGCACGCCCTCGATCACGAGCCATTCGAAGGCACCACCGACAACCACCACTCTTTCATGGAGATTTATTCTTGAGCAAAACACGACACATGCGCGCGCGCGGCCGCCAGGCCGGGAGCGCACCATCAACAGCGGCCACGGCCACGGCCACGGCGCCGGCCGCCGCCGGCATCGAGGCGTTTTCCTTTGGCGACCCCACGCCCGTGCTCGAGCACGCCGATATCCTCGATTGCTTCGAATGCTGGAAGAACGGGCATTGGTATGAGCCGCCCGTCAACTTGGCCGGCCTGGCTAAGTCCTTCAATGCCGGCGTACACCACAGCAGCGCGATCCACTTCAAGGCCAACGTGCTGACGTCGACCTTGATGCCAACGAAGTACCTGTCGCGCGATGGCTTCAAGCGCATGGCCCTGGACTATCTGACCTTCGGCAATGCCTATCTGGAAGACCGGCCCAGCCGCAGCGGCAAGGCGCTGGCGTACCAGCATGCGTTGGCCAAATACATGCGGCGCGGCGTTGATCTGGATACCTATTATTTTGTGAACGGCTACCAGGCCGTGCACCAGTTCGACAAGGGCCGCGTGTTCCACTTGATGGAACCGGACGTCAATCAAGAGCTGTACGGCGTGCCGCAGTACCTGAGCGCGCTGCAATCGGCCTGGCTCAACGAGGCGGCCACCTTGTTCCGCCGCAAGTATTACAAGAATGGTTCGCACGCCGGTTTCGTGTTCTATATGACGGACGCCGCCGCCAACACTCAAGACGTGGACAACCTGCGCCAGGCCATGCGCGACAGCAAGGGGCCGGGCAACTTTCGCAACCTGTTCATGTACGCGCCCAACGGCAAGAAGGATGGTATCCAGATTCTGCCGGTGTCGGACGTGGCCGCCAAGGACGAGTTTTTCAACATCAAGAGCGTGACGCGCGACGACCAGCTTGCCGCGCACCGCGTGCCGCCGCAGCTGATGGGCATCCTGCCGAACAATGCTGGCGGCTTCGGCGCCGTCGAACCGGCCGCGCGCGTCTTCGCCCGCAATGAGCTGGTGCCGCTGCAGGCGCAGTTCATGGCGATCAACGAGTGGGCGGGCGTGGAAGTGGTGCGCTTCGCCCCGTATGACCTGGGGCTGGGCAAGGAGAGCGCGCAATGAGCGACCACGTGGACAATACCGACAAGATCATCTTCGCGGAGGTGGCGCGCGGCCTGGCCGCTGTGCGCAGTCGGCCGGGCCTGGTGGCGCATGGCTGCTGCCACTACTGCGACGAGCCGCTGGCGCCCGCGCTGCTGTTTTGCAACGTGGACTGCCGCGACGATTACGACAAGGAGCAGGGGGCGAGGACACGCGCCGGCCGCCCAGGATGACCGCCACGCCGCGATAGCCGGAGGGGCAGGGCCGCGACAGTCTCGCCGCGCCAGAGCGCCCCAGCCACCGCACAAGCCGCCCACGAGGCGGCTTTTTCACGTCCCGACGAATGATATTGCTCTTGCGGCAAGAAAAAGGCCCGTTTCGGCCCGGCGCGCGCAGTTGTCCCCCCTCCACACCTGCCCGCTAGTTAGGGGTCTTTTGACTCAAATTTGCGCCTTGGCCGACGGCGCATGAGGACTGGCGCGGCGGGGTGAAGAGGGGGCGCGCGATTTGACGCATTTTGACGCACTTTGAGCGGTTTTTCGTGCTGGTGGTGTTGCGACGTGGGGACAGTGTTGTTTTCGCGCTGCGCGGCGTCCTGGCACGGTTCTGGGCTATGTATGGGCGTCTCTACTCTGAGGATCATTCACCTTCACACACTTGCATCATTGCCGGGTATTGCGGCCTCAAGAACTCTTGATATACTGTATGGATATACAGTATTTTATTTGGGTGTCACGATGATTGTCAAAATGTTAAAGATGCGCCTTGATGGGGTGGAGGTGCCCAAGCGAAGGCTGAATGATCGCTATCACTCGGCCCGGTCTGGCGCATTGGAAGTCGTTGAAACGACAGACCAGGGCTTGCACCGTTTGGTAAAGCTGGCCCGCTTCACTTACGGAGATAGCGGCAAATACGTTGACACACTTTTCGATGTGAATTTGCTCTGGTATCGGGATGGGCGCATGGTGCTGTCAGGGTTTGAGCGCAGCAAGAAAGATATGCAATTTTGCGACTACGCGCAGTCCTGGCTGTGTTTTGTCGGGACGGAGCCGCCGCCAATGCCGGAAGGCAGGTAGAATAATTTGCATGTGCGCCGACTATACCCCCAGCCGTAGCGATCAAATCGAACAGCATTTTGCTGTCCGCTCCCCTCAATTTGACCTGCCGCCGGAAGCCTGGCCAGGATACATGGCGCCGATCATTCGCGCGTCGCACGAGGTGCCCGGCGAACTGGAAGTCGCGCCGGCATGTTTCGGGATGGTGCCCCACTGGGCCGATATGAAGCTGGCGCGCCAGACCTACAACGCCCGCACCGAAACCGTGGCGCAGAAGCCGTCCTTCCGCAATGCCTGGAAGCGCAAACAGTTCTGCATTATCCCTGCCGATAACTTCTTTGAACCCTGCTACGAAACAGGGAAGCCGGTCCGCTGGCGCATCGAGCGCGCCGATGGCATGCCGGCCGCCATCGCCGGGATATGGGAATTCCGGCCGCAAGACTTATTGTTGTCGTTCTCGATGCTGACGATAAACGCCGATGGCCACCCGCTCATGCAGCGTTTTCACAAGCCGGATGATGAAAAACGGATGGTGATGATCCTTGACCCGGACCAGTATCACGGCTGGCTCGATGGTTCCCTAGTAACCGAAGAGGATTTGTTCCGCCAGTATCCTGCAGAACGCTTAGTGGCTGTAGCCGATCCACTTCCGCCGCGTGTGAAAAAATGA